AACTCTTCCTCATACAGCTGCTTCAGAAGGGTCACCTTCTCCGGCGCGCGTTTAAGTGCCATGTAATATGCCAAACCAGCTGCTAGGCACGGGTAAAACCGAAATGGCATTTCAAGGGTATCGGACCCCACATCTGCGTCATCCATTCGCACGAGCACGTTTACATGGATGGTGTAAGTGCTGTTCTTATCTGGCGCCGGCCACACTGTGATGGTGGGGCTAATCTGCTTGTCAACAAAGTATTGATTGGGCTTGCCAGTAGTTGTTTTGGTGGAGATGTGAGCATACTCGGCTCTCGACAGTTTGCTCAGCGGCACGTCGGTTGTAGTGCCAGATATGGTTTCTCGGACAAACACATCTAGCACGTCAATAATGCTGGTGGGCGTAGTGGAGTCCACCTCATAGGTGATAGTGTCCTTCACCGCCGCGATGGTCTTGGCCTTAATCGTCCACTGATTGAGTCCTCTATTAGCCCACTCAGCCAGCATCAAGTTCAGCGACCTTTGAGCGGTCTTGAGGTCATACCCGGTCCTAAGCTCTAGTCCGCAGCGCTCAAACGCCTCTTCGACGTAATCTGCAACGTCAAGCTCAAAGTCCTTGCTTCCGCTCGTGGCCACGGCTATTTACCCTTTTTGGTTTTCTTTTTTGGCAGGGTTTTTTCTAGGCGATCAGCCTGTCCTGCATGAAGCTTGGATGCTTTGCGTAACTCGGCGATCATTTTCCTTTTGGCAGCGATTGTCAGCTCACTCATTTTCTTGCTCCGCGTACAGATTGTTGAAAATCTGATTTACATCGAGAGTGTAGTCTAAGTCACTTTTGCTGTAATGGATATGTTGTGACGGGCGGAAGTCAGGCGCCCCCTCGCCTGTCTCAAACCAGGCGGGGTGTGTGACCCTCACGCGATTATTGGGCAGCGCCACAATGTTACCCGTCCAGGGCCCGGCGTCTAACAGCTCGAGCACATGACTCTGTTTGTGCTGCGCTGGATCGTCGGCGATTTCGTTCTCGGAGTAATCCACCGTAAAATAATATTTGGCGGGGTAGGTTTCACCGTCGATAATCGCCAGCCAGGGGCACGGCGTGGCTCTATCAAGGACATATACAGCATGATGGTGGGAGCTGCAGTCCCAAGGCTGCGCTGCCCAGACAGGCATCGGCTCGGGCCACTCCTCTAAGGCCGTGTCACCCACCAATGCCGTAATAGGCATGCGCGCCCACATGGCACCGCCATGTACGTTAGGCTCATCATCATCGTCATAAGTTTCAGCGCCGGTGAATATCAGCTGAAAACTCAAGCACCGCGTCGGCATCGTAGTCACGGCGATCGCCATCGCGTGGATGAACTCGCCGTGATACTTTTGATGGTTATGCGTGTATTCCCTGCGCACCCAGCATTTGAAATGGGGTACGTTACTTTGCAAATATGCCATCTATCTCCCGTAAAGGCCGCTCTTCGAACTTGACGGTGGACGCATGTTCCGCTTCACGCCGCCCTTGTTGCCGCCCTTGGTTTTCATGGCGCCACCCTTGGCCATGCCCTTGGACTTCATCATACCGCCCTTGGCCATGCCTTTAGTTTTCATCATGCCGCCTTTGGCCATGCCCTTAGTCTTCATGGCACCGCCTTTAGCGTAACCTTTGGACTTCATAGCGCCGCCTTTCTTCATGCCCTTGGTTTTCATGGCACCGCCTTTCTTCATGCCCTTGGTTTTCATGGCACCGCCCTTCATTTTTTTCTTCGCCCTTTTCATCCGATCCTCCAATGTCTTCATGTCTGATTTGCTAGGCGGTTTAGCTGGGCCCTTGCGAGGCATTAGCCCTAGCTCTTTCATTAGCTTATCCACTTCTGATTTAGTAAGGGATTCAAACGATTTATCCACCGCATTACCCAATAATTTTTTGACCTTCTCTCGTTGAGCCTTGGGCAGTTCATCAACCTCGAAAAAAGGCTTGTTCATTTTTTCTAGAATCGATCCAGTTGCACCGCCTTCCTTCATACCTTTAGCTTTTCTCTTCACGATTCAGTCTCCAGTTATTTGGGAACCCGGGTGGTCTTGCGCTTAGCATTCATCATGGCGCCGCAGCCTCGAGCCTGGAGCTCTACCATCCCACCGTTACGCATATTGCGGGCGATCGCCTCGCCACGCTTTCGCTCGTACTTACTGATCTTGCCATCCTTGTTAAGGTCAGATTTCTTTGCATCAAACTCCACGCTGCCTCCCGCTTTCTTTTTCAGAAGGTCAGCGTCTGCCTTACGCGCACCGCCCTTTCCAGTTGCAAAGGATCGGACTCTTCCGCAGGCCCATGCACTGGCGGGG